CTGAAACAGGATATATCAACCCTACTCCTACGACTACGAATGAACAAACAGTCGGGGGAGTAAACTTTCATTGGACTTCACCAAACTTAGAAGCTATACCACGTTGGGGAATCGTAAACGATGGAGCAGCCTTCTCTCTACAAGAAACGCTCATTACTCCAGGGTTGGATACGACCACAACTATAACTCGCCAAATAAATACAAGCACAACTACAGAAACTACAACTACATTTGGGCAATAGCTATAATCCTTTGCCCTGCAAGGGTTTTGGCGAATACAACTGTTGCTTCTCCATCTTCAAATGCTCAAGGTGTTGTAAATAATAACGCAACGATGATAACTCCATCAGCTATGCCATCTTACAAAATGAGTCAAGGTATAGTTTGTGCTTCACCTAGTCTTACAATTACACCTTATGTAACCGATAGTTGGTCTTTCGCACGACCCAAAGAATACATTACGAGAACACCCATCTATGATGAAGATACTGGAGAGATTAAATATTATTCTGAAATACCAAGATTTGAAAAAGATAACTTTAACTTAAATTATGGAATATCTGCTCAGTTCAATATTCCTTTGGGTAAATCACCAGCACTTTGCCATGAAGCAACAATGGTAAATATCGAAGCTCAAAAATTATTGATAAAGAAAACTAAGATGGAAATTAGTCTTTTTCGTTTAGAGCAATGTGCAAAGCAAGCGAAATTAGGTGTTACTTTCAAGCCAAATACTCCTAGTGCTATCACTTGTGAAGATATTGTTGTTAATATTCCACCAAATCAAGTTATCCCACATACTCACAAATTAGAGTAGACAAGTCACGGGTATTAAACTTATCTACGGATTATTATTTTACCTTCTTTTTGGTTAATTTAGAAACGGCTTGCTTAACTAATGGCCGTACAAGCTGAAGTACAAGTGGTGCAGAAGCACCAACCAAAGCAAGGCTAAAGACCCCAACAAACTGAGGAGCAGATGGAATGTATTGTTCTTTCCACTCAACTGTTTCATAAAGAGTTATACACTCACTACCATCTTGACTTCTTTCATGCCCGATAACACGTTCTAACTTTTTATCGTTACGAAAGTCTCCTACTCGTTGATCGTTTTTACCAGGGCAAGGAGGAAAATCTGGTGGGGGAGGGTCAGGTGGTGGAGGAATTTTTGGCTGCTCTGTTTCTGGCAAGGGCGGTGCTTCATTATCGACAAGCGGTTCTTCTGTAATGACCATATTCTCAGGTGTATAGTCAAGAGGAATAAAGCTAGGAAACGGAAAATCGCACGTTGTAAATACACCATTTGGATCTTCTAACAATAAGTTACGATTACCAGTATTTTTTATATCACGATGTTGATAAGTACAACCAGGTACATCTATTTCAGGTGGTTCTGTAATAGTTAAATAATGAGGAGTATATGTTTCTGGAACGTTTGGAATGTATATCTCAGGAATACTTATATCAGGTATATCAATCGAAGGCATCTCTTTTCTTCAATACTTCTACTTCTGAAAAGCATTTAGGACAGGATAAATTAGTCATTACTGAAAACTCAGGATAAGTTAGCATAGATTCATCAATATCAATGTCACCACCCCAAATTAATTCTGTATTACAGTGCCAACAATTCATTTGATAATCGGCATAGATGGACCAGTAACTTTAGGTAAACCATTATCTAATAATTTAGGCATCATACCTTGTACGTTACCAAGAATCTCATTCATAACTCTTGATTTGAACTGTTCTGAAGTTACATACTTGTAACCAAAGTACGCTCCACCACTCATGGAAGCTACCATAAGAAAAGAAACAATACTCAATACGTTAGCAATTTTTTGAAACATGATTAAGGAAATCCTACTAAAAGCTAGTGTGCCAATTACTTTGATGACTTTGGCTTTGATTCTTGGTTTAGCTCCACTGTACCTGTTGGCAGGGATTCTTGCTCGATCTTCTTCAACAACACCTCTTTCGCCTGTATCCCACCCTCAATCAGCAAAATAGTTTTTGTTTCTTCTTCTAAAACTTTTTGAGCCTGATTTCTAGTTTGAATGTGTTTAGCCAATTCTTCTTTCCATTGGACTAATTGTTTTTCAATAATACCTTTCATAAATTATACGATTGTGTAAGTTTCACCAGAACCAACAGTGACAGTTACGCCACTTGCAATAGATATAGGTCCTGCACTCATGGCATTTTTACCATTAGTTACAGTATAGTTTGAAGTTATACTTTGAGCATTTTCATAAACAGCACCGCCAGCCACAGTCGCAGAAATATTTGTTAAGTTAGCACCACTAACTGCTGGAAGTGTAGAGGGAAAACGTGCATCGGGTATCGTTCCAGATGACAAATTACTTGCATTTAAAGAGTTAATAATAGATGAAGTAACGTAGCCAGCACCATTACTTATTTGATTATTATTAGTCACGTTTGTTGCACCAGCAGCAATGCCGTCTAACTTGCTGTGGTCTGCGTTTGTAAAATTATTATCTGTTTGTGAAGGTAGATTTGTTAAGTTAGCTCCACTTCCATATAAAGTGTCAAAATATCCATTTCTTACTCTTACTCCATTAGAACCAATATCATAAGTGCTATCTTCCGCAGGGTCAAAATGTCCACTTCCATCTATAATCCATCTATTTGTACCGTCTTCTCTAAATATTATTCCAGCAGAACCGCCAACAATATATAAATAATTACTATGATGTTGAATTTTACAACTATTTCCTGTCCAATCTCCGTTTGTAAATCTTATATCACTACCAGCAGCGATAGTTGCAGCACCAGCACCACCATTAAATGTGATGTCTGAGTTTGCTGTATCAGCAGCATTTGATCTTAAAAATTCACCAGAAGATACTCCATCTAAAGTGTCAGCGTCTAGCCCACTTCCAGCCCCATCTACCGTTTTGATTAGTGTTAGAATTTCTGAGGCACTTTGGTCTGCTGTAGCACCAGATTCAATTCCATCAAGTTTATTTTTTAAAGTAGTTGTAAAATTATTATCGGTCTGAGAGGCAACAGCAAAGTCTAATGTGCCATCTCCATCTTGGTATGTGACAGTAATACCAGATTCAGTATTGCTAGAAACCATACCGCCAACGATGTCTTGGACTTGTTCATTAGTAAGAGTTGCAGTTATAAACCCTGCTCCATTTGTAAGCTGGTTTGTATTACTTGGAATTGTTGGTAAATTAGTTAAATTATTGTAATCAATATCAATACTTGCAGAACCGTTAAAAGATGATCCAGCAATATTTCGAGCATTTGTTAAGGTCGCTGCTGAACCTGTAATATCTGAACTTATAGTTGCTGGTAATCTGTCATCAGATATAGTTCCAGAACTTATATTACTTGCATTTAAAGATGTTAAAGATGAACCATCACCAGAAAAACCAGAGGCAGCTAATAATCCAGAACTTGAGTTAAAAGTTAAATTTGAACCTGATTTTACTGCTTTATTGCCAGATGCACCTGGAGCAAATAAAACATTGCAAGAAGTATCTGAAGATTCATCTGAAACTGTTACGGTTGCTGCGTTTACACCTAATGCGTCAATATCTGATTTTGTTTGATCTGCTGTAGCTCCATTTTCTACGTTTATTATTGTTCTTACATCTGAGGCATTGAGCATAGTTGCATCGCCAGTTCCATTACTCAACCTCCCCATGATTGTCTGAGTAAAGATATTTTGCATTTTTGCAAAAGTTACAACATCATTGTCGACTGTGAATGTTCCACCTGAGTTCGATACTGTAATATCTCCTTTATCTCCGTCAGTTATTCCACCACCTGATACTTTTGCGACTGAACCATCATCTTTTTTAAAAAATAATTCACCCGTATCGGTTCTAACGGCTGGTTCGCCTAAAACAAGATCACTTGCACCTGGATCGCTACCACTTGCTCTTTTAAATCGAATCTGATTAGCCATTGGCTTTTACCTCCTAATAGCTATTTTTAATAAGATCCACCATCTATGTTGAAGCTAGATGCACTTTCATCTTCTAAAAATGTAACTAGATCAGATAACGCAACTTGTTTCATCGTTCCAGCATCGTTACAAACAAACCTATCTGCTGCTGCTAAAGTTGTTGAAGTAGCAGAAGTACCACCGTCCATCAGATTCAATTCTGCGGTAGTTGAGGTAATTCCATCAAGCACGTTCAACTCTGTCACAGTAGATGTCAAACTTGTAAGTTTAGTTACTGGTAAAGTTCCTGTTATAGAACTGGCAGCGAGATCAACAGCAATTTCAGTAGATTCTATAACAAGTCCACCATTAGCTTTAAGATCAACAGAAAGTGTATTACCTGACTTATCTAAACCATCACCTGCTGTTATCTGACCAGCACCAGAGAACTGAGCATAAGTTAAATTATTTGTTCCAACAACTGCTGAACCTTTATTACTGGTACAGACAAAGCCATTATCCGCATTAACAGTTCCCTGCTCTACGAAAGTGAACATTCCTGCTGCATCTGCACCAGCAGCTAAATCGTCTGCTCTAGCTGGTGACGATCCAACAATGTAAATACCGTTTTGAGATGCAGTAGACTGATCTTTTACAAGGACTCTATCATTAGTTGAAAGAGTAACACCATCTATAGTGTCTCCATTATTAAGAGCAGTAGATATTGTTATGTTTCCTGTAGTAGCTGCAACGCAAGAATCTTTTACATCAAGACCCTGTGAAGTGGCTTCTACAAATCCCTTTGTTGCTGCGTCTTGAGCATTAACAGGATCAGCTACGTTAGTTATTGTTTGGCTATTTAATGAAACTGAACCTGTTGGTGCAGCCATTTGATCTAATCTATTTGTTCTAACACCTGTATCGAAGTCTGAGATTTTCGTATGCTGAAGCGAAGGTACGTCTGCGGCTACCATTGCCCTAAATGTTGCAGCACCATTACTACCATTTGGTGCAGCTAAAAATGTATTTTGTGTTCTACTCGTAAATAAGTCAGCAAAACTACCAGAACCACCGATAGCTTCGATAGTTGTAGCAGATCCACCTGATCCTCCCGTTCCAATACCAATAAATAGCTTTTTACTGCCTTCAGCAAACGCTAATTCGGCATTTTCTAAGCTACCAGGTGCAGATGATCCTGTGGATCTTTTAATTCTAATCGTGTTAGACATCAGAAGTTTCCTCCATCAACGAGTTTAAGGGTAGTGACGTTATTATCTAATATAACCTTACCACTACTTTGCTGATAGTACATAACTGAATTATCAACTTTAGCAGTGTGATCTAAAGTTAAATCAAAACCAGGTCCTTGAGGTCCAACTGTGGTTATCTCAACTGTAGTTACATCAGATACTTGGCTGACGGTAACGGAATTAGGAGTGCTGCTCATGCGGTGTAACCTTCACTTACAAATAGTTTACCCTCTAAATAATAGTTTTTGTTACCCCCTGGTTCTGTTAGTAATACGTCATAAAATAAAACATTAGGCGTGAAAGTTGCTGTAGCTGTGTCTGTTAGGTTCATATCAATAATTCCGCTTCCTCTATTTGTATAAGTTATATCCCAATCAGCATATTTTGTGGTGCGTGACTCGTCATAAACCTGTGCTGCTACTGTATATCCATTCAAACTTAATGCCGATCCAGTTGAATCTTTAAATGTTAATCTAATAGGAAAATCTGCTCTACGTTGAACAGTAAAATTCTTTTTTCCTGGATTTATTGCCATTAGCTATATGGTGATGTACCTAATATATCTGTTTTCCATTGTGCTTTTAGTGCATCTGTATCACTAGCAGCATCTATACCAGAATCAGCAGGAGCATCTCTTAATGCCTGTTTTTTAGCAACAATATCTGTTGTTGAAGCACCTGTTTCTAATGCTTTTTGAAATTCAACGTCAAGCTCTGCAAGTTTTGGAGTTCTTGCATTTCTGATGTTATCTTTATGAATTTCTCTGGCTTTTGCCATATCAACGCCAAATCCCATGTTTTACTCCGTATAAGTCCAAGCGTTTCTGAAACTCCTATCAGTAGGAATATCAGATTTATTAACAGTATAAACTGTTTTACCAGCAGGGCAATCTTTAGCTTTTATTTGATCTAAAGTCAAATCAGTGTTATCAGCAGGACAGACAATAGAAATACCTCCATCATCTCTTGTATAAATAAATCGTGAATCAGAATTTGCCATGACTTTTTTCTTTTATTATATCCAAAAATTTACACATCACAAAGTATGATTCCATAATTGAAATTACAGTCATTTAAAGCACTACTATTTGACGGTTCAGCAAAACGCATATTTGATGTCATTACCTCTGCGTATGTATTAGTTGCATAAATATTAGTAACATCTGAATAATTGCTATTAAAAGCATCTGCATCGTAAGAAGCTGCTGAACAACCACATGGTTTATTTAAAGTATCAGTAAAATTAACTGTGTACATACCCGTTCCTTCGTCAGTTATAGAAGAAACTCTGTAACTATTTTTTACTCCAACGTTAGTTCGTTGTTCATAGTACCACCAAACTCTAGCTCTTCCTTGAAAAATTTGCTCAGTAGTCGAAATATGACCACCACTTTTATCTTGAACTTGGGTTACTCTAATTGTAGACATCAAACATCACAATATATAACGCCATAATTATAGTCACAATCATGTAATTGACTCGATCCGGGGGCAGCAGCACCCATGTTTGGGGTCATTACTTCTGCGTAAGTATTAGCAGCATAAATATTAGCTACGTCAGAATATTGTCCGTCAAAAGCATTATTGTTATATGACGCACCTGATACTCCGCAAGGACTACTTAATGTGTCAGTATAATTAACCGTGTATTTCCCTGTACCGTTATCAGTAACAGAAGAAACTCTATAACTGTTTTCTATTGATGGTGTACCCCTTTGATCGTAATACCACCATATTCTTGCTCTTCCTTGATATATCTGTTCAGATGTTGAAGAGTTATTTCCGCTTGTGTCTTGTATATTGGTGACTTTGAGTGTTCCCATAATTATTCCCCAAAACAAGCAATACAAACTAAAGACCAATCAACTAAAGTACTTCCATCATTGTGGTTAGTTACTTCAAATTTGGCAGTTGTCATACCATCAATATTTGGAGGAAAACAACGTGAACCTTCTGGTTGATCTCGTGAACCACCAGTAACTACTGAATAACTATTATTGCTGAAATTATTAGAAAAATTTACTTTTGTTTGACCAGTTCCCAAGTCTTCTATTGAACTGACATTAAATGAATCACGAATTGATTGTGTACTTATTTGTTCAAAGTTTACCCAAGACCTTGCTCCTTGTATAACTTCAGTTCCGCTTGTATTTTGAAATACTACTGGTGCGGAAGATGCACTTTTAATAGTTGCGACTGCTAATGTACTCATGGTTTAGGATTTGCGTCTTTAACTGCTTTGATGTGGGTTGCCCACGTTCCAGTTGTATCTAGTTTACCAGCGAGCATATCAGCATACAGCATATCTAACTGGTCTCCAAAAGAGGCATAAGTTGTTTTGCCATCATAATTAAGAACTCTATCTTTTTGATAATTAAATTTATTTAGTTCAGTTCTTGCAGTATCAACCTTTGATTGTTCAATAGTTATAGAATTACCGTTTGAATCAAAAGCACCTGTGCCGTCATCAATAGTTGCAACATTTGGATAGGCTTTTCTTATAGCTTCATGGTCTAAACTCATGCTGATACCTCCATAACTGTGATACTTGAAGTGCCACTATTGTGAGTAACGTGATTTGTAAAACTATCTGATCTATTTACATAAATCGTTTGACCTCCTCCATTAACTACTTGAACTTTATATGTAGTCGCAGATGTTGTACCTGGAGAATCAAGATGTACAAATGATACAGTTTCAGTTGTATTGTCATTGTTAGGAGCAAAAATACCACCAAAAGCTCTAACTCTGTCTCCATTTGCATCGCCAATACAAATTGCAGTAGAACCTCTAACTAATCTAAAATTAACTCTAGTACTGCCATTTCCGTTTCCAGTACAATGACCAAAAACCAATATTTTGCTTGAAGAAGATCGAGGTGTAATTGTCACACTTAAATTAGGAATATCAGTAAATGAATTATTAGATGTACTAAATGTGTCAGTTTTAGTTGTAGATAGTGTTTGTATTGCTCCTCCAGCACCACCTGACGGAACTCCTGTTGTTGGTACTAAACTGTCAACTTTTAATTGGCTCATGGTTTTATTATATACATACTTATACTACTGTCCATGTCTCTCCAGCACCAACTGTAACTGTAACTCCATTTTGAATTGCTATAGGTCCAAAACTTCCTGCATTTTTACCATTTGTGATTGTGTAATTTTGTGTAATAGTCTGATCGTTTTCCCAAAATATTTCATTTGATCCGCCTCCAACTGCACCAGCACCAGCAGCACCCCAACTTAAATTTCCTGACCCATCGCTTACTAAAGCATATCCAGCTACAGTTGTATCTGCATTAGGTAAAGTCCACACAAGGTTAGTAGTTATAGCACTTGGAGCTTGAAAACCTACATAATGACTACTATCAGAATCAGCAAATCTAAGGTCATTTTGTGCTTGCAATGTTATTCCGTTTGAGTCCATTATTAATCTTTCAGTTCCGCTAGATGAAAAACCTAATACATTTGCAGATTTCCTAAACAACCCTAAATCTGTGTCCGTGTCAAAACTTATGGCAGGAGCAGAGGCAGTCCCCCCATCATCTGCTAAAAATGCACCTGTCATAGTGCCACCAGCAGTAGATAATAAACCTAAATTAGTTAAATTTATATTTCCTATTTCAGTAAAAGCATTATTAGCACTATTTCTTATCTTTAAAATATTTGTAGTGGTATTCAAAAAAGTCATACCAGCTACACATTGACTTGAAGCTAAATCAGTAGATTTTGAATTACTTGATTGGATAGCAGCAAAAACATTGTTAAGGTCAGTTCTTACGTTCGCTCCAGAAGCATTTTCAATTGTGTAATTTGTAACGTCAGCCACAGTTAAATACTATTTTCCTCCATGTTACCCTCCTTTGCCGAAACCAACAGCACTGTAGGTAAAGTTCCTATCAATACTAGCATTACTTGAGTTTTTAAAGTGAACAGTAAAACCAGTTCCCGATACATTAGTTAACTCAAAGTAATCACCTGACCCCATATTTTGTGCAGATATACTGACGGCTGGTAAAAAACTATTTAAGTTTCCTAATGCAGACGTTCCAACAAAAAATGGTGCTGTAAATGTAACTGCTTTTGCTCCTGCTCCTGATGCTATAACAGATGATTGTTCAGTTCTTGACTGCATTGTTGCTGTATATCCTGCTTGTTGTAAATTCATATTTTGTGCTGTATCAGTTGTTTCTAATGTAATTCTAAATTGAAATCCTCTGGCTCTAAAAGTACCATTTGCAAAATCATTAAATGCTGTATATGTAGGCGATCCACTTGGGTTATCTGTTGTGGTTCGGACTGCTATTTTTGCGTTAGCTTCGTTAGCTACAGTTCCATCAAAATCTTGCCAAGTATCTATATTATCTGTTCTATTATCAAACTCATCTCCAACATAAAAACCTTCTCCTTGAAAATGTCGTTTTAATGTAAGAGAAAAAGTATTGCCAAGATCAAGAGTGTCTACAAAATCATAAGTACCTGTGGCATTTGCAGTTGGATCTGTAAGTTTTAATCCTCCAAGCGTACTGTCATATACAACATTCGCTTTTGTACCGTTATATGGTGTTCCATCTGTATCTTCTCTATCGGTTTCTACAACAACGGAATCTAAAATATTAACAAGTGAAAGGGTTGTTTTTGCCTCAACAGCACTAAATCTACCGCCATCATCTTGAAATTTTAAAAGGTAAGTTCCAGCCAAAGCTGGTGCTATAACTTCAGTTGAATTACCAGCTACAGCTTCAATTACATCTTGTGCAGATTGAAAAGTAGCAGAATTTCCCGTTTGATTTGTATGTCTTACATATACTCGACCACCATGCAAAACATCAACAGCAGTAGCTTGTTTAAAACGAAGTCTTACAAACTGTTCATTTATCGGTTCTATAGTTAAGTTTTGTACGTTACCTGGAACAGCAGTTTTACCTTCTGCAGTAAATGTTGTTTCTGCTGCGTTAGTAGATATTTCTCCTCTTGCATTATATGAAAAAACTTGAATTGTATAAGTTGCTTTTACAGTATCTAAAAGTTCAAAGTCACTACTAAATACGACTTGAGAAACATAATTACCATTTTCTATTTTGTAATTAACAAGGTATTGCGTAACACCTGTTTGCGGTTGCCAATCAACAATAAGTTTACTTCTGGCAATGTTATTAATAACGACTGTTTTTTCTGTAACTGTTAAAGCACTTGGAGGACTAGCTGGTTGATTTAATATGGATATATTTCTTGTAGGTAACGGAGTATTGTTTTCGATAAAGTTATATTTACCCTCTACGTAAGATAAAGCTGTAATTACATAGTTAATATCGTCTTGCTCTTCAACTTGAATTACTCTAAATAATTGATTTTCTAATGTTGCAGTAGCTATTAAGTAAGGAGCGTTTACATTTGGTGCGGTAGTAAAAGAAGATGCAGTTGTACCATCAGGTTTTGTAACACTATTTACAGTAATTACGGCTCCTGACGTTTCTGAAATAACGCCAACTTCTACTGTTCCGTCAGGCAAAATTACGCTTATAGTTGGAGCATCATTAAGTGCTGGTAAACCAGTTTGTTCTAAAGCATCAATAGTGATAGTTGTAGTTGTTGCAGCTACTACACGACCACCTCTTCTGGCTCCTGCTCTTACAGGGTCATTTATTACAATTACAGAACCAGGTCTTACTGATACTCCTGCATCTATAGAAGTTGTAAATGTAACCGTTTCGGATTCATTCTGTTCAGCAAAGAGAATTGCACGGCCCAATCTCGCAGCCTGATTACGGGAGGTACACGCAAATGCTTTCACCTGCTTAACGATTGTGCCTAGCTTACTTATAGCGGTGCTATCTTCTACGACCTCAAAATCCACTTCTTTTGAATCCATGTTGAAGTAACTCACAGAAACAACACTATGTCTAGTTTTTAAGCTACTTCCTGAATAAGTAAAACCACCTTCTCCTACGTTTGCTAAATTAAATAAATAACTAGCTGTAAGTGGCTTATCTTGAGATATGGTTACAGAACCAGCAGACCATATCGGCATACATCTCATAACACCAGCTAAATCGTTTATTGCTGCAAATGCTTCTTTAGGACTTTGAATATTTACATTACAACTAAATCTAGCTTCAGTAGCACCTGATCCTGTACCATCGTCCACCAATTCGTTTGCATATTTACTAGCAGCTACAAAACTAAATAAATCTAAATTACTATCAGTAACATGATCTCCCAGACCATACCTCGTATTTGTGAGAAGATCTAGTAAGCACATCGCAGGGCAATTTGTATAAACAGCAGCACCCATAACTCCATTAAATATATAACCACTTGGATAAACAATTCGGCCAGTTGCGTTATCAACAGTAGGAGTACCAGAGCTAGATGCCCCTGCTCCTGGTATTCTTACCTTTACTCCTCTGATGCGATACTTTCTTGAGGGGATACGATTAAATTGTTTACTATCTAAACGAAGAGCAACATAAGCACTATTAGGGTAAGTTGAACTGTTATCAATTACTTCTTGAATACTTGTGAACTGAAAAGCATTTACTCTGTTAGATGTGGTGCTGTCAGCAGTTATTCTTACAACTCTTATATCAACAGGAAAAGCACCAGTAATATTTATCCTATGATCTCTTGCGTAAGCATCTGCTGTTCTACCACTAACAGAAGTACTAATTATATCTGAGTAGCCACCTCCATTGTATTGAACTTGAATCTTATAAAAGACACTATCTCCTCTAATATCTCCATCTTCTTCCGCTACTTGTATTTGAGGCCATGTCAAAGTAACAATTACTGCATCAACATCTGTATTAGTAATTTGCCTAGTAACTGGTACTGATTGTAAAACTGTGACTCCAACACCAGTAGGAGATCTGCTTTCGGCAGGAATACCACTCATTGCAGTTTGATTTGACGTTCCAAACTTAGATTTAAAAGTTACGTCTTGAAAATTAAAGTCACCTTGAGCAGGATTTGAATTTGGTGCGTTTTGCCTCAGTATTGGAGTATCATCTAAAAAGACATCTTTTAAACTTGCGTTATCATAAGCAGTTGTTCCTTTTGTAAGACCAGCTTTTGAAGCACTAGCAAATCCTTCAATTTCTCCTTCAGATATTAAATCTTGAACAGTAGCGAAACTTCTACTATGCAGAGTGTCAGGAGCACGATACGGAGGAGGAGGTGGATTATTACCTCCACCGCCACCGCCAGCACCTTTAATAATTTTAGTTTCGTCTGTCATGCTTCTACTTGATTAGTGTCGACTGCTGCACTTATTACAACACTTCCTGTAATTATTTCACCGTAAACTATTGGAACGGGAGTGCCAGCCCTCGATGTGTTCTGCACTCCACTAAAATTAAAAGATAATTGTGGGTCTTCTTCTGAGTTAAATTTTTGTGCTTTAGGTAATGGAAATAACATATCACTTACACCTGATAATACTAAAGAAGCTCCAATTCCAACAATAGCTTTTGTGACTCCCGTAGCTGCTGCAAAAGATCCTGGTGCAACTATAGGACTAAAGAACGACCCCATAGATAAAGGAGTAAACAGGAAAGCACCTCCAATTAATGCAGCACCTAGTAATATTTTTCCTATACCTCTACCAGCACCACTAATAACTGGAATAAAATGTATATCTTCCTGTCCTACAGGATATGCTAATTCATTCTCATCAATCTCATAATTACCAACTTTTACCTGATAATATTTAGGACTCATAAAATGCTCTACTTCTGGAAAGTTATGTATTAAAAAACTTACAGCTTGAGAAACACTATTTACTTTTATCTCGAACTCTTTATGTCCGATAAATTCTGCTAATTGTCCATATAGTTTTAATTTACGAAGCATAGCGATACCTCTTTCCTGTACATTTTAGCAACCATTCAGAGTAAGGCTCTCTACAAGATAGTCTATCGGTTAAATGATGAATAACATCTCCTTCAAAAAATAATGCTACATGATTTAAAGTTGGACACAAAATACTCATAAGTAATACATCTCCATCTTGCAACTTCTCGTCAGGTCTAAGTTCTCTAAAGTTAGTTCGCCATGCACAGGCTTCAAACAGAGGTTTGTTATTAAATTCTTCTAATGTTGTGGGTCTTTGCCAATCTCTAAGTTCTATATTTTTTTCTTCTTTGTACCAGTCTCTTATTAAACTCCAACAATCAGTTATCCCCCAAACCCATTGACGACCCAATAATGGTGGTTTGTATCCACATGGTTCTAGATAATCCCATTGTTCTGTTTTTGGATTAACAATATACCAGGGTAAATTACTATCTTCGCAACTAATTTTATCTGCCTGACTAGGACTAGGTGGGGTGATGGGGTGGCTATGAACTACTCCAACTATTTCTCCTGTGTTATCAGCCTTTACATAATCTTCTGGGTCGATAATAAAACATTGATGTTCTGTCATTGAAAGATTACGACAAGGAAAGTATCTTTCTTTGCCTTTTACATTTAAAAGCAAACCACAAGATTCTTTAGGATCTTCTCGTTTAGCATGAAGTAGTGCTTTATATTTCCAAGTCATTGAACAAATGTACCAATAGAGGGGAAGATAGATCGAGTACATTGACGTTTAGGAATCCTTACACCAGCTAAATCTGTAGGAGCAGCAAGTTCAAACTCGACAATTTCTCTAGTTTCTGTTGACTTACGATCTATAGAATATATTTCTTGAGGAAATTCGGCTGTGGGATCAGGTGTGCCAAATGGATTTTCATACTGATTGGTGTATGCAGTAACAGTTTGCGTTATTGTACTAGGGTTAGTCATTGTAATTGTATTGCCCATTGCGTTCCCATGAGTTGAACAATAATATCTTAAGTCACTTGGAGCACTAGGATAAGCTGGAGCATAAGTAACTTTAGCTCCAGAACTCCCAGGTGTTCCAGCAGCCGTTACGCTTTGAACTCCTGCTGAATCAGAAGTTATGCGTAAGGGGTGTCCTGAGTTAGAACTATCAGATTGGTCAAAGATATAAGTTGATCCTCTTTTCATAGTTATTACAGGTCTTTGTTGTCCGTTTACGGAATAAACATTATCGCCATTGTTATCTGTTACCACGGTAACTGTGTAAGTAACTGTTTCAGCATCTCCAGGGTCAGCTACAGTTTCAGTTGTAGTTCCTGATGCTACAGAAGTGGGAGGAAAATTTACAGCGTCAATAAATTTAGCTAATGTCCTAATTCTTGTAACTGTAGCTCCTGTTAAATCATTACCAGTTGTAGTTTCGTTCACAGATAAAAGTATTGATGAAACTAATCCTGTAGCATTACTGATTATTATTTTAGGTCTAGGTAGCTGACCACGTTGAAAAGCAAAACCTGATGCTTGTATGGGAAACCTAAGATACTCATTACCAGCCCAGGTTATTTTATTATTTAAATTTAAGTTACTACCAGCATGAAATCTGTAAATCGTATTTGCACCATGTAAAGCTGTAGATAATTGAAGAGTAAATAATTCAATAATTGCAGATGGATTTATTGATTGAAGATCACTAAATACTTTTGAATTAACCGACATTATGATACTGGTTCAAATACTTGTCTAAAAGTAGCTTGAATTGTAGCTCTATTGTTATATGGTATTGATTTAGTCCAGTTTTCACAAACAAATTCAGAAGATGAACTTTCTCCTGGTGGAGTAAATGTAAAGCTATCACTATCATTTGCTCTAGCATCTAAAAATGTTTCTATAGTATCTGCATCTGTCTCTGAAACATTAAAAGTAAAATTAAAAACTTTTGGATTTTGATGTTGTGCTAAACCAAATAAAATTCTATGTTCATATCCATCAGCAAAACGAACAGTACGAGTTAGTGGTGAAGACCTTTTCTGTTGCCCGTATGTAGGTTTTATTGAAGGAAATGTAGCCATTATGCAAGTAATCCTCCTGGTCTTTGTTGCTGTATTATTTCAGATTGTACTGCAACTGAGATAAGTCGGCCAAGCTCTTTTCCTTGTTCTTTATCTCCTTCAACAGAAGATCCAGAAGCATCTACATTTACAACTACATTCGTAGAACCTCCAGCAAGATCTTGATTGGAAACTATTCGCCCTCCTGCATTTGGAACGAACATTTCTGGGCCACGTTCTCCAACCATATAACTTTTACCAGCACTAACAGGACCACCATTTGCTCTAAAAAACTGTCCAATTCCAGGAAGTCCACCAAGAAAAGCATTTACACCAAAAGATATAAGCGATCTTTGAATCTGACTAAACACGCTACGGGCAACATCTCCAAGAGTTTTTGTGCCATTTATCGCACCTTCTATCGCATCAACTAAACCTGTTTCTACTGTTGAAGTAATACTTGAATACAATTCATTTAGTTTTCGTAATTCATCTCTTGTTTTTATAAGATTTTCAAGTTGTTTTACTTGTTCTGGTGTTAAATCTTTAACTGCAATTCCCATTTCTTTTGCTGTTGCAAGTTTTAATTTTTCAATTTCTGCTCCTTGTTGACCTAATAAAAGTTGATTCTGTAAAAACATATTTTGATCTTCTATACTCTTTGTTGCAGACTCAAACTGTTGATCTCGGAACTTACCAAGTTCAATTTCTTTTCCTCTTTTTGCTAATATTTCTTCCAATGCTAATATTTCAGCTTTTAATTCATTTATTCGATCTCGTTTATTTTTAGCACCTGATCTTCCCATAGATTCGCCTTCTTCAACTCTTTTAAGCTCATTTCTTAAATCTGTAAGCTGTGTATCTCCTGTTAAATTTGCAAGTCTTCTATTCTCTGCTCTTTGTGCATCAACTAAAAACATTGACATAAATGGAGCGATAGCAGCTTGTATTCTTGTCATTGCTTTTTTAAATTGATTTCCAGCTAAACGACTAGCTTCTGCAAACTCTGTTAGATTTTGTACTCCTTGTTCTCCTATAGTTTGATTCATCTTCTCAGTAACTTCTGCTAATGCAACATGAGCACCATGAGTTTTTTCTATTAATAAAAGTCTTTTTTCTTCTACAGAGCCAGCTAAACCTAGAGCACCAGTAATAGCTTGAACATTTGGGTTAAGGTCACTAAATGCTTTGCCAAGCTCTGTCATATTTTGAGCAAGCGTAGTTAACTGTTGAAGAACAGCAGTAGCAACTAAACCTCCTGCAAAACCTCCCATTTTCCCACCAGCTTTAGTTCCTATAAAACCACCAGCAAAACCAGCAGCACCTCCAGCTAATCCTTGTCCAAACAACAATGGAAACGCACCAGAAATAAGTCCACTTGATAGTGCTGCACCAGTTCCTTTTGGGTTTCCCATAGGAAAAGGATTTCTACCGCCACCACCGCCACCACCAACTCTTCTTCCAATCATTCTTGAAAGAGCTATATTTTGTTTTCTTGCTTTAGTATTTTCAAGTATTGAAACTGTATCAAGATCAGTTTGACGAGTTAATCTCAAGGTAGCTGCTACTGCTGCTCTTTGTTTTTTTGAACCAATAGTTAAACTATTTGAATATTCTTGTAAGGCATCTATCGCTGCAAGTTGTTGATTTCTAGTTTTTCCAAAAACTCCTCTAGACTTGTTAACTGTTTTAACAAGATCGTCCATGTCTTGTCTATATTTTCTTAAATCATTACGAGCACTTTTTCCTCCTGCACCCCCTGTATTTCGGGGATTCATTATATCTATCTGACGGATATTATCTACACTTTTAGTTAATTGCTTTACTTTCGTATTTAATCTATCAAGACCAGATTGACCTTTTACTCTTAAATTTATATTTACACCGTATTCGGCCACAGTAAAAACAAAACTTTATTTTAGTGTACCGCTTTTAGCGTTTTCTTGCTTGTGATTTATTCTTTGCATCTTCATAGGCTTTATCTTCATATTCTTTTTTTAACTCATAATAAGCAAGCCAATTTATATATTCTTCTTGCGTTAATTTACTGGTAAGTTCTTGAATTGTCATTCCTAACTCTGAAGCTAAGAAAAACATAAAAAACCAATCGTGCCTAGCTTTTTAAATCTGCCTTCGCTTCCTCCAACTTATACTGAGCACCAGAATTTAACATTGCAAGTTGAATTTCTTGTAAAACACCAGCATTTATTTCTCTTCTTAGTGATGCTCTATGCCCATCTTGAAATAATCTTTTGCCATCTTTATCTAATGCTTTTTGAATCATAAGATTTAATGCAAAATCTTCACTTGATGCTGAATCTCCAGACATTCCAACGATTGATTCTCTTTCTGCAATAGTTAGTGGATTCCAGTAAATTTCTAAAACCGTTTCTTCTCCATCTTTCAATTCATACAAATATTTTTGCTGAACACCAAATTTGTTCTTGAGAAGTTCTATTGCTTCCATAAATTTATTAGATTGCTATTCTATTATACTAGGCATTTGCTGAAAATTGACAAGATATTATTCCAATGAAATGACTTCTATCCTCTATTTCCAGTGGAGTTGGACCATTAATATCTAATACTCTAGGTTTACAACTAAAGGTATCTGTATATCCAGAAGCATTTACTGAAGTTAAACCATCAATAACTGCCTCACATATTTCAGATAATACTGAAGTACCTTTTGATTTTGGAACGTAAACATTGCATTGAATAACACCAGCATAATAATCTGAAGCTGCTCCTTGATTTTGTAAAGTTGACTGAGTAAAGTTTAGACTCATTAAAATATACTTTTTAGTTTTTCCAGGAGTTGTAAAATGTACATTATCATAAACCATTGTAACAGTAGGATCAATGTCTGAAACCTTGTCTGTCACTGCTTTTTCAAATGCTGCTCTGGTGTTTACTAAAGTCATGCTTCAAATCCTGTAAATGTAGTACCTGAGTATTTCTCCGATACTGCTCCTCCTATAAATAGCTTACCTTTATCTGACATATTTTTTTTAATTAAACCACCTAATTGACCTGGCTCTGTGCCTTGAACAAACTTTTGAATCTCTCCACTTTCTAAAACGTATTGAGAATATATAGCTTTATTACCAATCCAAACTGCTTTTCTATAATTAAATATTCTTTTACCTTGTCCAACAGGAAATCTTGGTTGAATTACAGGATCTTCAGGCCGTGTTTGCTTTGTATAAGGTGGTCCTGCCTTTCGTCTTGCAAAAAAATCTAAACTACGTTCTCTTTTTATACTTGCCCAGGGCTGAAAATCTTCTACTTTATGTGTTGCTTGAACAGGAGTATTTGACGCTTTCCAGCTAGATGCAAAAAAACCTGTCCATACTGGCATATTTTCTTCATTTGACAGTTCGTTATGAACATCTTTTATCAGCCTATTAAAATCTCTACTAATTTTTTTATTTAAATCTTTTGGTAGATCTTCTAAACGTCTTACTGCCATTAGAACCGCACCAAAACAATAAATAAATAAGTCTGTCCACCCTTTTTAGTATCAATATCGACTATCTGTGCAATCCTGTTAGATCCACCAAAACTTAATGTAATTTCATCGTCCATATCTACTTGATTATCTCCTATAAGATCAGGTGTTATGTATAATTTTGCTAATCTCATCTCTTGACCAGTTTCTTCTTCTGCTTTAACAAACGATATTGGTACTTTTATATCAGAATATGTTGTATCTACAGTTATTTGTTCTCCTGTTTCTACGTTATAGCTAGATACTCCTTTTTTTGTATAAGTAATAGTGTGATCTAAAGAATCTCCTAAAGTTGCAACTACACTTTTAGCGACACTTTTAAATAAACTATCTAGTTGTCCTGCCATTATCCTCTAACTACCCTCATTTGAAAAGCACCTGCTCCACCAAGCATATATGCTCCGAGGTAACTTTGTAGCCACGGGTAAACATCCATAATATTATTTATAGCTCCAGTTCCCTGACTATCGGTATTATATTTAACCCTAAGATCACCAAGAGAAACTTCTTCAAAGTTACCATCTTTACCAGTAGTTCCTGTAATAGCATCGGTATCATTTGCTAAAGCTCTAGCTAATTCATATTGTGCATATTTAATATTTAACGGAATCTTGCTGCAAGCCAGTTCTACACCATCTACTTGGTAATTATTTCTAGGAAACTTCAATGCCTGACCATCATCACATCTGTCTCCATAAAATACAAAACTATCAATCCATCTGGTAGCTGATATTAATGCTCTATTTTTTTGATCGTCTGTTTTATTAGTCCAAGTTGAAGAGTCTGGAACTGTTTCAAAATAAGTATTAGCTTCTGTCAACGTGAC